ATAAATTAACCCCAAAACAAGAGCTGTTTGTCCAAGGGATAATCACTGGACTATCTCAAAGACAAGCGTATAGACAAGCATATCCATCCGCTATCAAGTGGCGAGATAAAGTAGTTGACAACAAAGCTAGTGAGCTATTGAAAAATGGTGAGGTTTTGGTGAGGTACAGAGAATTATTAAAACAATTCTCAAATATGTCTTTGTGGGCTAGAGAGCAGGCTTTTAATGAGTATGAATGGCTAAAAAATAAAGCTAGAGCAAGCATAGAGATTGAGGGAGTGAGACAAGCTAACTCAACAGCATTCTTGTCAGCGCTAGATGGCATGAACAATATGGCTTTCAGAGATTTAGAGTTAGCTGATAAGAAACTAAGGCTTGAAATCGAAAACCTCAAGGCGCAGTTAGGCTCTAATGATGAGGATGATACCGTCATCACTGGATTTACATTTGATAGGAGTGAGTACAATGGTAACACTGAACCTAGCCAAATTGATTAACCCAGTATTTGATGATGTCCTATATACAACCAAGAGCCATGTAGTGCTCAAGGGTGGCCGTGCCTCTACTAAGTCATCAGTGGTCTCTATTGACCTTGTCAATGACTTTATCAATGACCCTAATGGGAATGTGGTAGTTTTACGCAAAGTAGGCAAGTACTTGAGAATGTCAGTATATGAGCAGATTAGATGGGCTATCTATGAGATGGGCTTAGCTAACCAGTTTAAATTTGGCAAATCTCCATTACAGATTACTCATATCAAGACAGGAACGGCTTTTTATTTTTATGGGGTTGATGACCCTATGAAACTAAAGTCACAAAAGATAGCTAAAGGTTATGTCATGGCTGTATGGTTTGAGGAATTGGCTGAGTTTGCAGGCCGTGAGGATATTGACATAGTTGAAGATACTTTCATCCGTCAAGAGCTCCCAAACGGCAAAGAGGTCAAAGTCTATTTCACTTATAACCCTCCTAGAAATCCCTATGACTGGATAAATGAGTGGGTAGCTGAAAAAGCTAGTGACCCTACTTACATGATACATCATAGCACCTACCTTGATGATAGACTAGGCTTTTTGTCTAGGCAGATGATTGAGAAGATAGAGCGCTACAAAGAGACTGACCCTGACTATTATAGATGGATGTATTTGGGTGAGGTTATCGGTTTAGGCAATCATGTCTATAACATGAGCTATTTTAAACCACTAGAGAGCCTCCCTACTGATGATAAGCTAATAGGCATATCATTTGCTATGGATACTGGACACCAGCAATCAGCTACAACCTGTGGAGCTTATGGACTCACAGCAAAGGGTAAGGTCATCCTATTAGATACTTTCTACTATAGTCCAGCTGGCAAAACCATCAAGAAAGCACCTAGTGAGCTCTCTGTGATGATACATGATTTTATAGATAGAGTCATGAAACAGTACAGAGTACCTAAACTCAAGATGACTATAGATAGTGCAGAGGGAGCTTTGAGAAATCAATATTTCAGAGATTATGGAGAACGCTGGCACCCTGTGGCTAAGAAGAAAAATCAGACTATGATTGACATGGTTATCAGCTTATTAGCTGAGGGGCGTTTTTATTACCTTGATACTGAAAATAACAGGGTATTCATTGAGGAGCATAAGATGTACCGATATGATGACAAGACCATCAATACTGATGACCCTAAAGTCATCAAAGAGGATGACCATACAGTAGATGGTTTCAAGTATTTTGTCCTAGATAACGCTAGAGAGTTAAATCTAAAAGCCTAAAAGGAGCTAGTAATGGGAATAGTCCAAACAATTAAAGATATTTTTAAAAGGAGTAAATATGTGATGACTACTCAAAACCTAACATACATCACTGACCATCCGAAAATAGCAGTGTCATCAGCAGAATATGACCGTATTAGAGAGAATATTAAGTATTTCTCAGGCCGTTACCCTCAAGTAGAGTATAGAGATAGTAACGGTAACAAAAATAAAAGAGATTTCAACCATTTACCTATTGGCCGTACAGCTGCTAAGAAAATTGCAAGCCTTGTATTTAATGAACAGGCTGAAATTAAGGTAGATGATGAGCAAGCTAATAAATTTATTCAACAACAGCTACAAGATGACCGATTTACAAAAAACTTTGAGCGATACCTTGAGAGTTGTCTAGCTCTTGGCGGCCTTGCTATGAGGCCTTATGTGGATGGTGAGCGTGTAAGAGTATCATTCATTCAAGCGCCTGTCTTTTTGCCACTGCAAAGCAACACTCAGGATGTATCTAGTGCTGCAATCGTGACCAAGACAATTAAAGCAGATGGAAATAAGCAGAGATATTACACACTGATTGAGTTTCATGAGTGGTCAAATGATAAATACACAGTATCAAACGAGCTATACAGGTCTGATAATCAGAATGCAATAGGTTCAAGAGTGCCACTGTCAGAGATTTATGAGGATTTAGAGGAAGTGGTAGAGTTAAATGGCTTGAGCCGTCCACTATTCACTTATCTAAAACCTCCAGGCATGAATAATAAAGATATTAACAGCCCACTAGGTTTGTCTATCTTTGACAACGCTAAAACTACAATAGACTTTCTTAATACCACCTATGATGAATTTATGTGGGAGGTCAAGATGGGTCAGCGTAGAGTGGCAGTGCCTAGCCAAATGATTAAAACAGAATATAATCAAAATGGCGAGAATGTCGTAGTCAAGCGTGAGTTTGAGGCTGGCCACAATGTCTATGAACAATTTGACTCTGGTGACATTGATAAAGGCATAGGTATCACAGACCTTACTACACCAATCAGGTCAGATGACTACATCAAGGCTATTAACGAGGGCTTAGCTCTTTTTGAAATGCAGATTGGCGTATCAGCTGGTATGTTTAGTTTTGATGGCAAGAGTATGAAAACAGCCACAGAAATTGTCTCTGAGAACTCTGACACATACCAAATGAGAAATAGTATTGTGAGCCTAGTAGAGCAATCACTAAAAGAGCTCATTATCTCAATGTTAGAACTTGCCAAGGGTTATAAGCTATACTCAGGTGAAATCCCTGAGATGGACAAAATCAGCATTAACCTTGATGATGGTGTCTTTACTGACAGAAATGCAGAGCTGGACTACTGGATAAAAGTAGTAAATGCTGGTTTTGGTACTGACACAATGGCTATTGAAAAAGTACTAAATGTGACACCTGAAAAAGCCAAAAAGATTAAGGCTGAGATTGATGGTAATGTCATTGATGATGTAAATGATGAGCGTAGCCTTGAGGATGTAGGAGTCTATGGAGAGTGATTAGATGGCTGATGTCAAAAAGAAACCAATCAAGCTAAATGATGAGCAACTCATGCTTGACGCTAGTAGAGTTGCTGACATTTACCATCAGCTAACTCTTGACCTTTTTGACCAGGTTATAGACAGACTCAAAGAGCGTGGCTCTGCTAGTCTTGATGATAACCCCTACATCTGGCAACTTGAGAAAATGAATGAGATGGGCTTACTTAATGATGATAATGTCAGCCTTATCTCAGAGCGCTCAGGAATTGCTGAGGAGCAACTCAGGTATGTCATACAAAACGAGGGCTACAAGGTCTATAAAGACACAAAAGAGCAACTACTGGAGTCTATGGGTGGTGATTTTACTGATGACTCACTCATTCAGACCAATCTAGCTGCTTATGTCAATCAGACTATGGGAGACATAGATAACCTCATCAATACAACTCTACCAATGAGTGTCAGAAAGGTCTATCAGTCTATCATTGAGGAGAGTGTAGCAAAAGTTGTAACTGGTTTAACTACATCAGATAAAGCTATCTCTGATACAGTCATGAAATGGGCTGAAAAGGGATTTTACGGCTTTACCGATAGTCAAGGTAAGCGCTGGAAAGCTGACACTTATGCTAGGCAGGTTATTAAATCCACAGCTTGGAGGGTCTACCGTGAGGTCAGAATGGCTCCAGCTGAGGAATTAGGTATAGATACCTTTTACTATCACAAAAAAGCCACAGCAAGAGAGATGTGTGCCCCTTTGCAACATCAGATAGTAACTACTGGAGTTGCTAGAGAAGTAAATGGAGAGCGTGTCTTAGCTTTAGCTGATTATGGATATGGTCATCCTGCTGGCTGTCAGGGTATAAATTGCACTCATGAGATGACACCATACATCCCAGGGGTCAATTATAAGCCTGATTTGCCTGACCATTTGAAAAACCTAACACCTGAGGAGGCTATAGCAAATGCAAACGTACAGGCTAAGCAGAGAGCCCTAGAGAGGTCTATCAGGAAGTCTAAGGAGTTTTTGCATATCGCAGAAAAACTAGGAGACAGTGAGTTAATATCTAAGTATAAGAGCAAGGTTAGGATGAAACAAGGCGCCATGAGAGGCTTTTTGAGCCAACACCCCTACCTACACAGAGATTATGCTAGAGAGAAATACTACAATGACCCATTCACTCAAGCTAAAAAAGAGATTAAGGTCAGAAAAGAACTTGAAAAGCTGGAGAAACACAGAGCAGAACAAAAAGAAATGCGTGAAAAGTTTAAAACAGCTATCAAAAGTGGTATAATTAATAAAGAAATCAATAATGAACATTTTGAAAACCACATCAGAGGTACTAAAGGATATGAGCAATACCTCCAGAAAAATTTGGAAAAAGGAGCGCCTCCTCCAAGTTATCTGACAATCACTAAAGAAGAATGTCAAGCCCTGGTTGACAGGTATGCTGGAACTGGACAATTTAAGTACAATCCAAAATCAAACAAAATGGTTGAAATTATTTCACAGAATAAACCTATAGGGACTTATATAGACTCTAGGACTGGTGAAGTTATTGAGAATGCTACTGATTTCCGTATTCATTACAGTAAAACAGGTGCACATATTGTACCAACTATCAAAGGGAAAGGAGACCGTAAATGAGCAAACAACTTTGGAACTACCTACGCTCAAGGGTTCAGGTAGTAAATAGTGATGGTGAAGTCATCAAAGGACTTGTCACAGATTTTATTGACGAAATGGACAATGATGAGCAAGATGAAATCACTATCCTCATTGACAATCCTAGCCCTGATGAACCATCTGAAATTTCTCTTTTTGAGAGTGAAATTGTCTCAATTAAAACTATTTAAAAGCGCTTAGTTTGACTTAGGCGCTTTTTTTGATGAAATAAACCACTATAAACCTATGGGTTCCATCAGGTTTTTTTATTTTGCCCTGGAGCATGGCGTAAAACTGTCTTAATTTGTCCATGTGACGTAAAAAGGAGGATTAAGACATGAGTCTTAAACGTGAAATGTTAGTTGAGGCAGGTATCGAGGATAAGTCAGTGATTGACAATATCATGCAAGCGTACGGTGCAGGTATTGAAAACGCAAAATCACAGGCCAAATCTGAGCTACAAGCTGAAAATGATACATTAAAGCAACAACTTGAGCAACAGACTCAAGCTATCCAAGACTTACAAGCCAAAGAGGGTGCTAGTGAGGAAAGCAAGCAACAGCTTGAACAACTCAAGGCACAATTTGAGCAGTATAAGCTGGATAGTGAGGCAAACCTTGCTCAGGTAACCAAAACCAATGCTATTGCACTAGCTTTGAAAGATGTAGGTGCTTATAATTCTGATGATTTGATGAAATTCATCAACCTAGACAGTATTGAACTAGGAGAAGATGGCAAGCCTCAACTTGAGGACACAATCAACTCACTCAGAGAGTCAAGCCCTTACCTATTCCAAACGGTGCAAGAGCAACCAACCCCTAACATCTCTGTCCCAGGCAATCCATCAGCAAGTAATGCAGATGACGGCTTGAGCGCAGAGGACAAAGCCCTTTTTGCTGGCTTTGATAGCGTATAATACCAAAAAAGAAAAGAGGAAAAATATAAATGGCAGTAAACTACGCAGAAAAATTTAGTCATAAAGTAGATGAGCGCTTTACAAGAGAGGCTCTTACTACTAACACTATCAACCAAGATTTTGACTTTATTGACGCTGAGACAGTCAAGGTCTACACAGTCGCTACATCAGGAATGAATGACTACCAGACTACTGGTCAAAATCGTTACGGTACAGCTGACGAGCTTGGAAATTCAGTGCAAACTTTGACGCTTACTAAAGACCGTTCATTTACATTCACGATTGACAAGAAATCAGAGCAAGGCTCAAATGGTGTCATGGAGGCAGGTAAATCTCTAGCCCGTCAAATTTCAGAGGTAGTCATCCCTGAGGTTGATAAATACCGTCTATCAGCAATGGTTTCAGGCGCTGATACTGGACATGTTGGAACAGGTGCAGTCACTAAAACTAATGCTTATGAGCTAGTGCTTGAGGGACAATCTAAGTTGTCAGATGCTCTAGTCCCTGTGGCTGGTCGTATCTTGCATGTATCTCCTAAATTCTACAAGTTGATTAAACTTGATGACACATTCATCAAAAATTCAGACCTTGGGCAAGAAATCACTATCAAGGGTCAAGTGGGTATGATTGATGGTATGCCAGTAGTATTGACACCATCTACATATATGCCTACAGGTGTTGAGTTCATTATCGCTCACCCAGTAGCTACTACATCACCTGTCAAGTTGGAAGATTATAAAATCCACGACAACCCACCAGGTATCAACGGTAAACTTATTGAGGGTCGTATCCGTTATGACGCTTTCGTTTTGGACGCTAAGAAAAAGGCTATCTATGTCCACAAAACAGCCTAAGGAGGTAATCAATGGCTAATGATAACACAGTAGAGGAAGTAGTAGAGGTTAAAACTGATGTCACTTTGACTAAGGATGGGGTATCATTTACCCTGTCTGACCCTATCATGGTATCAGCCTTTGAAAACAATGGCTATAAAGTGGAGGAATAAACTAAATGGCTCAGTTTAAAGCAACAAGTAATGTTGTTTTTTATGTCAATGGCAAAGAGCAAAGTTATAACAAGGATGTAGTGTATGACATGGATGTCAAAATAGCTGAGAGCTTAAATGCTCAAGGTAAACAGTCACATCCTGAGTTGAGCCCATTCTTTGAGCCAGTTGACGAAAAAGAAGAAACCAAAGAGGCAGGTAAGTAATACCACCTCTTTTTATTGGAGGTGATTACTATAGCTTATTTGACACAAGATGAGTTTAATGAGTTAGGATTTGATGAAGTAGATGACTTTGAAAAATTATTGACAAGGGCAGAGGTAGCTATCAATCTCTTTCTTAATAATCTTTATGATTTTGTTGATTTTGAAACTGAAATCAAGTTTAGAAAGAAAGCTGTCAAACTTGCTACGGCTTACCAAGTGGCGTATTTAGACGCTAGTGGTATTGCTACAGCTGATGACAGACAGTCAGCCTCAACAGTGATATTAGGCAGGACTCATATAAGCTATCAGGGAGGCTCAAAACAAGCCTTTGAAAGCTCTAGGTATAATCTATCGCTTGACGCCTTGAACGTGCTAAAAGCAGCAGGTTTTGGGTATAGAGGAGTAGGATATGATAGAGATTGATAAGCGCTTATTGATTGATACTGTAACAATTCAAAAAGATACAGGTGAAAAAGACGGATGGGGTAAAGTAATATTAGAGAGCCCAGTGACCCTTAAACATGTCAGATTTGATAGACAGTATCAAGTGCAAGGAACCAAAAACAGCCGTAAAGAGTCCAAACCTAGTACCTTATTTGTGTACCCTAAACATTGTCCTATTACCTTAGATGATACCTTTAAGAATGCCATCATCAATGATGGTGAGCGTGAATATAGAGTTACTGCTATATTGCCTATTAGCTATCCACATAAACAGAAAATATTTTGTTATGAGGTGGAGTGTATTTAATGGGAACTAGCGTATCTGTCAAAATTGACCTCAAAGGGATTGAAAATAAGGTATCTCCAACAGCTTTAGCAAAAGGGAAAATGGCCATAGCTAACCAAATGCTAACAGACATGAGCCCTTTTGTTCCTAGAAAAAGTGGTGACCTCAGTGGAAGTGGCCAAGCTACTAAAGATGGGGTCAGGTACCCTGGGCCTTATGCCAGAGCCCAATTTTACGGCTCTAGCTACAACAAGGCTAGGGTTTTTTATTTCAGTAAATACACCACGCCAGGAACTGGCAAACGCTGGGATTTGAAAGCTACAGCGCTACACCTTAAAGACTGGGAGAGAGTAGGAATAAAAGCAATGGGAGTAAAAGCATGAATAACAATGATTTTTCTGAAGTCCTCAGAGACTTTATCAACACACTAAACCTCTCTCTGACTTGTAGGCTTGACTACTTATCAGAGAAAGAGGATTTAGTCCTATATCCTTTGCCGGGTGGCAAAATTTTAAAAGAGTACATGGACGGTAAGCAAGACATCAGCCTTATTTTTGAGGTGGCTATCAAGACGCTTGACCATCAAAGAACAAGCTCTATTTTGTGGGCTATCAATCATGCTCTTGCTAATTTTGATTTAGAACTACCTAGCAAAAATAACTCATATCAATTCAGAGGCCTTGAAGTCTCACAGCCATTCCTTAATGACCGTGATGACCAAGGCTTTTATATTTACATGTTAGATGTAACGGCAGAAATTGAAGTAAATGGAGGAAATTAAATGCCAAAATTAAAGAACGCCAAGCGTAAACACTATGTGGCGCCTTGGTCAGCAGAAAACGCAGCAACAGAGCCAACAGGCGACGCTTGGAAATGGCTTGCAGATGGAGTGACAACCGCTGAGGTTGAGAATGACGAGGAGACAGATGATACAGCTTACTACAATGGTGATGGAACACCTGAAACAGTAGTAAAATCTGTAAAATACGGGTTCTCATTTGAGGGGGACTACATCAAAGAGGATGAGGCACAGGCTATCATTGCTGGCATGCGCTTTAAAATCGGTGATGGGCGTAAATTGTGGTTTAAAGTGGTTGACGCTGACGGTAAAAAGCAATATGTGGGCGTAGCTACAGCCTCTGGCATTAAAATTGGAGGCGGTGAGGCGGCTGAGTTTGAGGGCTTTGAATGTACTATTAGCTGGAACTCAGCACCTAAGGAGTCCGCTGTAGTCGGATAATGTGATTTAGGGGGAGTGGTAATGCTCCCCTTTTTATTTTGATTAAAAATTAGTAGGAGAAAGAAATAATGGTAGTAATTAAAAAGCGTGATAATGTCATCCCTGTAGAGTTTGGAGAGTTTACTCTTGAATTTATCGGAAATGACCAAAATATCCACAAAATGGAAAAACTTGGCAAAATCCTCAAAACTGAGGGTGAGAAAGTAGCCAATGCAGAGGATGAAAAAGCATTTGAGGCTTTACAAGACATGGTTAAGAACTCATGGACAGAATTATTTGACGCTGAGGCTTATCAAAAGGTCTACGATTTCTCAAATGGGTCTACTGTGGACACAATGGCCTACTTACTTGAGACTATCAATGGTGTCATCTCAGAATGGGAGAAACGTAACAACACAGACGCTCTCAAGAAATATTTAGGAGACTAACATGCTAGATTTATCAAGGAAATTGACTGATGAGTTAGTCCTTGGTGATGATGTGTACCCTATGAACATCTCTTTTAACAAGGTTTTGAAAGTTATTGAGCTTATCAATGATGATGGAATTGATGAGATTTATAAGCCCTATCTTGCTTTACAGATATTCACTGATGTTGATTTCACTCAGGCTCTTACACCTGAGGAGGCCACTGGTATCTTTAAGATGGTATTTGAGGAGCACATCAGACTTATTCCAGCTAGAGACACAGCACCAGTGCTAGACCTAGCAGGCAATCCGATTAAGAGCAAGATACGCTCTAGGAGTCAATCAGAGACCAGTGCCAGACTTTTTAGCTTGAAATATGACGCTGAGTACATTTACTCATCATTTATGCAAGCATACGGCATTGACCTCATAGACGCTCAGAACAGCCTACACTGGAAAAAATTTAATGCTCTACTAAACGGGCTACCCAGTGATACTAAATTTTCTGAGGTTATCAAGATAAGAGCTTATAAACCTCAAAAGGGAGATAGTAAGAAGTACAGAGAGAGCATGAAAGAACTTAAAAAAGAGTACGCTCTACCTAAAGACTTTGACTACTAATTTAGAAAGGAGGGAATAAATGGCAGATGGTTCAGTAACTATTAAGGTTGACATGGATGGCTCTAATGCTCAGGCTGGAGTAGGTAAACTAAAATCTTTACTTGGAGGCCTTGAGAGTACAGGGCAAAAAGTAGGCTCTGTGTTTAAGTCTGTACTGGGAGCTAATTTGATTGGCTCAGCTTTATCAGCTGGGGTCAGTGCAGTTACTGGGGGTATCCGTGAGATGGCCTCTGAGCTCAACAGCTCACAAAAAGCCTGGAAAACATTTGAGGGGAACCTCCAAGCCTTTGGGCGCTCATCTGAGGAAATCAAGGCAGCTAAGACCGAAATGCAGGACTTTGCAACCAAGACCATCTACTCAGCCTCTGACATGGCTAATACTTACTCACAGCTTGACGCTGTAGGTACAAAAAATGTAGGTAGCTTAGTTAAGGCCTTTGGTGGTCTTGCAGCCTCAGCAGAGAACCCAGCTCAAGCCATGAAATCATTGTCAACACAAGCGACACAGATGGCAAGTAAGCCCAAAGTAGCTTGGATGGACTTTAAAATCATGATGGAGCAAGCGCCCGCTGGTATGGCTGCAGTCGCAAAAGAGATGGGAATGTCTACGGCTGACCTTGTAAAAGCTGTGCAAGATGGGAAAGTTAAGACTGAGGATTTCTTTGACGCCATGAACAAAGCAGGTAACTCAGACGCTTTCCAAAAAATGGCCACAGAGTTTAAAACGGTTGACCAAGCTATAGACGGTGCTAAAGAAAGCCTCTCTAATAAGCTAATGCCAGCCTTTGACAAACTCAATTCATTTGGAATTAAGGCAGTCAATGCAGTTTCAGACGCTTTGGACAAAATCAATTTTGATAGTTTGGCAGACAAATTAGGGAGCTTACTAGATAGCATTGATGTAGATGGTTTTATCTCAGGCTTATCCAATGGATTTGCTCAAGCAGGTCAAATGGTCTCTAATTTCTTTGCTATTTTTAATAAAGCTGGCGTATTTGATTACATCTCAGACTCAATCAGAGATATTGTGGTCACAGTTCAATCTCTTTTTGAGGAGTTGACCAGTGACAGCAATGGATTTAGTAATGTTGTTGAGGGTATCGCTAATGGGGTGATTTTGGTAAATGTAGTCATCCAAGAATTAGCTGCAGGCGTTCAATTTGCTCTTGAGGCATTTGCTAACACTGGAGCTATTAAGAATGCTTATAGTGCTTTCAAGGATTTCACAGCTGCAGCTTTAGACCTTGCCGAAAAATTAGGTGACATCATCCCTTGGGATATTATAGGAGCTGCAGCAGGCCATGTAGTAAACGCTATTTCATTAGTCATTAGCTGGATTTCAAAATTATCTCAGTCAATTAGTGGAGATATTTGGAGAGGCTTAGTAGTAGGTATTGGTGGGGCACTTGTCGCTTTCAAAGCGTTTAACTTTTTAAAATCATTCAATCCTTTTGGGTTGTTTAAGAGTAACGCTACATCAGCTTTGAGTGGCACCGCATCCACAGTCACCTCAATAGGTTCACAAATTGTTGCAGTCATCCGTAGTTTAGGAGAGAGTGTAGCTACAATGGCTAAAGGAATTGGCGAGGGCATAGGGGCTGCTTTTCGTGGGATTGGTCAAGGTTTATCTATGATTAACCCAGTAACTATCGTAGCATTAGCCGTGCCTATTTTAGCTTTAGGAGCAGCATTTGCTTTGATGGGTACTCAAGGGCAAGGCCTAGCAACTATTCTACAAGCTATCGGTGATGTGGTGGTCAGCGTAGGCACAGCCATAGGTACTATCCTAAACATGGCTATCCAAGGCTTAGCACAAGCTCTTGTAATTGTAGCACCTGTGCTCCCTACTATAGCCTCATCATTTGCAATGATGTCCCCAGTGATTTTAGCTGTGGGAACAGCAGTCAGCTCCATCATCAGCTCATTTAGTGGGTTAGCGCCAGTGATTACAGCACTAGGCTCAGCGATTAGCCAAGTAGTAACATCTATCAGCTCAGGCATTGCTCAGGTAGCTACAGCCATAACCCCTATAGTTGGAATTATTTCAGATACTTTTGTCCAAGTGGTTAGTATTGTCACTGAGGCAGTTGTCCAAATCGTCCAAGCAGTCGCTCCATTCGTGCCAGCGATTACTGAGATGGTAACCTCAACAGCTCCTATTATCCAGTCACTTATTGAGTCATTTAATAACCTTGTCAATCAAATTAGCCCTATTATTGATAGTTTGACCAATTTGATTAAGACATTTGGTGAACAAGTTAAGTCTATCCTTGACAGCGCAAAAGGCGTAGTAGAGTCATTTGGCTCAGTTATTAGGAGCGTACTTGATGGTGTTGCTGGTATTTTTGAGAGCATGGGTAATGCTGCTAAAAATGCTGGAGCAGGCGTGAAGTTGATGGCTCAAGGTGTAAAAATGCTAGTAGACCTCAACCTGGGGGATTTAGTTGGAACTTTGGGAGCAACAGCCGTAGGTTTGGCAGCTATTGCTAACTCAGGTATCGCTACAGCAGGCTCAGGATTGCAACAAGCAGGAACAGGCCTAATGATGATTGCTACATCAGCACAAGTGGCAAGCGTAGCTATGCAAGGCCTACCAATAGTATTGAGTACATTAAGCACAAGCATTAACCAATTACCAAGCGCTTTGACAGCAGCAGGAGCAGCCATGAGCACATTTGCTACATCAGCAGTGGCCTCATTTAGTGGCTTGTCTGGTGCTGTTTCAGGCATTGCTGTCTTACAAAGTGCCCTTGTTGGTTTATCAAGCGCCTTAATGGCTACTATGTCAGCAACATCAGCAATGGCCTCAGGTTTTTCAGCAGTAAATGGAGTCATTAGCGCTTTAGGTGGGGTGTTAAGCACAATCCCTAGCCTATTCTCAGCTATTTCAACCTCAGCCATGACAGCTAACACATCTATTATGCAATTAGCGACATCAGCTCCTACAGTGGCCTCTAGTTTTGCCAACATCTCTAGCTCTGCTGTATCAGCTATGTCTCAGCTTAATTCAGTGATTAGGTCAGCAATGACACAAGCTGTCTCACAAATGAGCTCAAGTATGCAGCAGATGACAAACGTGGTAAGACAATCAGCAAGCCAAATGACTCAAGCAGGTCAAATGGCAGGGCGTGGAGTTTCAACAGGAATAACAAACGGTATACGCTCAGGCATTGGCTCAGCTACATCAGCAATGTCATCAATGGTCAACTCAATCCAATCAGCAGGGATGAGAGGTGTATCTACCATGCAATATGTAGGCTCAATGATTGGCCAAGGTCTAGCAAATGGTCTCTATTCTGCTTTATGGACTGTAACAGCTGCAGCTAATGCCCTTGTCGCTCAAGCTGAAAGAGCTGCAAGAGCTAAGGCAAGAATACACTCACCATCACGATTATTTAGAGATAATGTAGGGCGCTACATTGCTCAAGGTATTGCTGTAGGTATTGAGAAAAATACCTCAGATGTTACTGACAGCTTGGCCTACGTTCAAAAAGAGATGTCAGCCTTTAAATTTGGTGCTGAGGACTTACTAGGGCTAGGTAATAACACATTAAGCCAATCATTGAAAATGACTCTAGGAGCCTCTCAGGCTAAAGCTGAGAAAGCTGAGTCAGGCTCTAATGCAGAAATTAACAACCAGTATACTTTTAACTACCAGGGTAACAAGGTAGATGAGAGTGAGAAACGTGACATACAACGCCTCATGAAAGAGATGGCATGGTACACAAATAGAGAACAGGAACGACTAGGAGGAACTTAATGAGTACATTTATTAAATTTGATGGCAAGAAATCTAGTGATTTTGGGTTAAAAATTATAAATGATATTGAATTTAGCTCTACCTCCTATGATGTTGAGACTATTGAGGTGCCAGGCCGTGATGGGGTGCTTTTGAAAGATAATCAAAGACTTAAACCTGTCAAGCGTGAATTTCCTATGAAAATCAGCACGGTTGAAAGATTATCTACATCAGAGGTAGCTATAAGTGACTGGCTCAATGTCAAGGGATGGAAAGAGTTAGAGTTATCATGGGAACCTGATTATATCTATCTTGCTACTTTTATTGAGTCATTTAGCGTTAAGGAATTGCTTAGGAATTTTGGTGAGGTGAAATTAGACTTTTTAATTCACCCTATCAAATTCTTAAAAACTGGACGCAATGAAATCCCTTTGACAAACGGGATGACACTTAAAAATCTTGGGAACGTACAATCTAAGCCACTAATTAAGATTAGAGGCAATGGTAATGGTATTTTGACCATCAACGGCTACCAGCTATCACTTGAGAGCGTCCAAAATGAGCTCATAATAGATATGCAAAAACATCTAGTATATAGTGGCAATCTGTCAGCCTGGGATAAAATCACAAGGAACGGTAAGCACAGAATGCCTCTTTTTGATGTCGGAAATAATAGGATTTCATGGACTGGTAATTTTACCATGACGGCTGTTCCTAATTGGGGGGTTAAACTATGAACCCAGTACTATATAAAGCTGATGAACGCTCATTTAGAACTTTTGGGCTTGGTGAGATTTCAGACGCTTATAAGGTCACTGTTACCAGAGAAAGAAATGGTAATTATGACTTATATATCAAATATCCAGTGAATGGCCATTTTGCCTCTGTGTTTAAAGTGGAGATGAAAATCAAGTCAGACGCTGGAAAGAGAACCAAATGGCAAACCTTTGAGATTAACCGTATAGTCAAGGATAGTAGTGAACATATTGAAATTTATGCCCGTCATATCTCCATGAGAACCTCAGACATTGCCTTAAGACCTATTGTAAGAGCCTCAAATGTTAATGCTGAGGCAGCTCTTAGGCTATGGAAAAATAATCTAGTAGGAGATGATGTATTTGATGTTAGCTCAGACATCCAAACTCTTGGTAATATCTCATGGGAGGTAGATAAGATTGGAAGTGCTAGGAAAGCATTAGGTGGCGCCTCAGGTTCCATCCTTGATGTTTTCGGTGGTGAGTATGAATTTGATAACAACCTAATTATCTTGCATAAGCAGATGGGGCGTAAGGCTCCAACAGTGCTAGAATATGGGCGTAATCTGCTAAGTGTAGAGGAGGAGAGCCTCCTAGACGGTAATTATACCTCTATTTACCCCTTCGCACGTTACACACCATCTAGTAATGGGTCAAATGAGAGGTCGTCAAATGAGGAGTCAAGAGAGGTCTTAGTCACATTGCCTGAGCACATCCTAGATAGTCCTTATTTGAGATTATACGCTCAGAGAAGAATATCTCTGGTAGATTTCTCAAGCAAGTTTGATGACAAGCACCCTCCAACGGCTGAAAAATTGAGGTCACTAGGTCAGTCTTACATCAAGAGCAATAACATTGGAGCTCCTAAAATCTCTACAGAGGTCTCTTATGTAGATTTATCACATACTTTGGACTATCAAGATTTTGGAGTGATGGAGGAAGTTGAGCTCTGTGACATCATCCCTCTCTACTATCCACAATTTGACATCACTACGACTACTGAGAAAGTAGTCAAGGTGGTCTATGATGTCTACACTGACTCTAATGAGGAGATAACGCTAGGAACTATCGGACAGTCACTGTCATCTAGCATGACTGCAGGAATTGCTGACCGTCTATCAGTAGTTGAGGAACGGCAAGCCTCTATTGAGAGCACTCTACCTCAATATCTCATCAGTGGCACAGGTAATAAGATTTGGCATGAAACACCAGCCAAAAATGTTGAGCACAAAATAGGTGATACATGGTTTGAGAAAAATGGCCAGTATCAGCGTATGTATATTTGGAATGGTAGTATGTGGGAGAAACGCCTTGACACTGAGGATGTTGACCGTGTTAAGAGAGAGGTAGACAAACAATTTGAGGCCGTCAATACTAAGATGGCTGGGATTGAGGCTAAGCATGACCAGAAAGTATCTGATTTACTCAAAAAGTCAAATGCTACTCAAGAATTAGCTGAGGCCTCTAAGAGACTTGCTCAAGAGGCAAAAAATGCCTCTGACTCAACAGGTCAAGAGTTATCACTGTACAGGCAAGATAATGAGCGTAATTTGTCTATTTTAAGAACTCAGGCCACTCAAATTGACGGTAAGGCAGTACAGGCTCTAAATAAGGCTAATCAAACAGCCACAGAGACCACTAACTTAATTGCTAATTTGAGGACTGACTTGAATGGTAAGGTATCTCTTGCTGATTTCCAATCAGTCAAAGAGACATCTGCACTCTATGAGCGTATTTTAGGCAGAGATGACTCAAATATCAGCACAAATATAGCAAGGATGGCCTTGACATCAGATTTATTCAATGTTGAGGTAGGTAAGAGATTTAGTAATCTAAATAATCTTTTTTACGCTCCTACAAAAATCCCTAAGTATATCTCATCAGTTGATACTGATAAGCATTTAGGACGTGTAAGCTGGGGTGACCATGACGGCATTAGAATTGACTACACTGACTCTATGTCAGGATGGCTAGGGGTTCGGTTCCCTCTCACAAAGAAATTTGTAAATAAAGGCGAGAGTCTTGGGTATCGTATTGAAATTGCAGTAGACAAGGTGCCAAAGGATGGCAGAGTTTTAATACAATTACTAGACAATACCACAGGTTTAGGAATGTATTATAACTCTCAAATTTTGCTTAACAAAACTGGTAATCAGGTATTTACTGGCTATTTAGACATCCCCTATACTGGAGAGCTAAACGAGTATAGCCTTAGATTTACTCTGACAAGCCCTGGTAATATCGTAATTCATAAACCTATGATTATTGATAGACGCTTAATTCCTGAGGAGTTTGTAGACAACACAGATTACAACAGCGAATACACTAGGACTACAATGTCTGTTTTAAAGGATAGTTTTGCAGTAAAAACCCTTAACAGCAATGGTGATGTATTGAGTGCCTTGAATTTAGCCACAGGTGGGGCTAGTTTGCAAGTAGGCAAGAATAAGCTAGTAGTTACGCCTGATACTACATTCATTGCAAACGGTACTATTAAGAATGCCATGATAGACGAGTTAGACGCTGGTAAAATCCGAACAGGTCAGCTAGACGCTAATTTAGTCAATGTGGTCAACTTAAACGCTAGTAACATCACATCAGGTAAACTCTCAGCCAATCTCATCAATGGTGGTGTGCTATCCTCATTAAATGGTATAACATCATTTAATTTGCAAGATGGTTGGCTAGAAATGAACGGTCACGGTGTAGGAATTAAAAATCAATTTAGAGACAGAGCAGTGCAATCTTTGACATTTTGGGAGGGTACTGATAGAGACCCAGCCTTAGGAGAAATGCAAGGCGCTTATACGGGACTTATAAGTAGCCGTAATGGCTCAATACGTAGAGACTACACAACAGCTGGCCTACAATTCTGGAATGGCCGTAAAGGTAATGATGTTAGGACTAGGCTTTTTTTATATGGGAACAATATTGAGTTTAGGCATAATGGAGCAGACCAAGCCAATACGGTCTGGCTTGATATGACTAAGAAAGAACTAGCTGGACTTGAGAATATCATAATCAAAAATAGCTCTCTTAGTATCATATTAGACCGTATTTTCGATAATTTCAGAAATATTTGGGCTAAAGGGAATACTTACAGTCGTGGATATTATTCAAACTGGAGATAATTAGAAAGGTAAGACATGAGCAAAACAGAAAATGTTATCAATCAATTAGCTATTGAGTTAGCTAACAAAACTGTAAATGGAGCGTATGACAAAGCTGAGCGTGATGAGGCTCTAGCTGAGTTACAACAAGTTAAAAATGAGCGTGATGAGGCGCTTGCTGACTTGGAAAATATCAAGTTAGGTTTTGAGGGAATGAATAGGATTTTACAATCTGATGAACGCCTTAAAAACCTCTATGAGGAAGTAAAAGCTCAACAAATTGAGAAAGGATGATATATATGGAATTTAAAGTAATTAGCAAGTATTTGCAAGATAGTAATAGAACTTTTGTAGCTATCCGCCAAGAGGCACCCTACACAGCCTTTGACCGTGTATTGAGTGGAGACCGTACAAATGAGTCTGATAGTGCGTTGATTGAGGCTGTGCTTGGATTGGTAGCCACAGAGTTTAACCCTGCTGAGGGTGTCAAACAGTTGCAAGAGGAATTAAAAAACCAAGAGCAAACCTATGACAAGAAACTTAAAGAAAAAGACAACGAGATTAACGCTGTCAAGGCTGTTGCTAACTGGGCTGTGCTTGCAAGAGTGACGGATGTAGATAATCCTCTAAACCCTGTAGTATTCAAGCGTGGTCTTGAATTGGTTGACCTTGCTCAGGTTGGCAAAACCTACCAGCCACAAGAGATTTTCACGATTGAAAACCCTAACCATGGCGAGCAATTCCAAGAGGGCAAGCGTGTAATGGTGCAAGTAAATGAGGCTTTCACCTATCAAGGACAGACGCTTGAAGAACTTGCAAGTCTTGAACAAAACGGCAAACTTGGTATCTGGAAATGGGAGCCACCAAAAGAGAACACTCCAGCAACAAGCACAGAGCTAAATACTGAGGCAGTGCCACAATAAGAAAGGGGGGCAAGCGTGACTATATCAGATTTAATAGCACATCTAGCCCCTACTGTTGGTGTTATTGCTACTGGATGGTTTGGGCTTACAGCAAGCAAGTCAGCCAATTTGAATAAGCAGCAATTTAATGAACTCAAAAACGAGTTAGGCACTATTCAACATACAGTAGAGACTGTGCAAGACCTAGGGCACTCAAATAATGAAATGCTTTTAGATGTCAATAAAAAATTGCTGGTACATGATGAGGCTCATCTAGTCACTATGTATTTAAGACTAGAGAGAGACATGACCACAGCTATTAACCGTGGATATACTACAGTACATGAGTCTGACATCATCCACAAAATGCACAAGAGCTATAAAAATTTAGGTGGTAACGGCTATATAGATGGCCTCTACCAAAAATACAACATTTTAGAAGTGAGGAATTAAAAATGAAAATTAACTGGCTGGTACGTTTTAGAAATAGAGCGTTTGTTATTCGTTTATTACTTGCTATCATCCTACCAATTTTGACATATTTTGGGTTAAAATTTGAGGACTTGACTAGCTGGGCTGGGGTTTATGAATTGTTTTTGAAATTCTTAGGTAACCCTTACCTTATCGGGCTTTCAATCGTGAGCGCCCTAAATATTGTGCCTGACCCTACTACTGCAGGGCTATCAGATAGCTCAAGAGCTTTGACATATACAGAGCCTAGCCAAGATTAAGCATGGAGAGCCTACTAGGCTCTCTTTTTTATTAGAAAGGAGGGCAAAAATTGGAAAAAATTATCAGCAAAAATATAGAGCTGACAAGCAATATCAGAGGGATTGATAAGCTCCAGCATGAGCTCTACAGTAAAGATAAAGAGATAGCAGAATTTCACTTTACGACAAAAGAGCTCACGGCTGAGAAAGTCATCTGTTTATTTCACTTTAAGGGCACCAATCGCTATAAAGAGGTAGAGGCTACCATAGAGGGCAATAACTTTACAGTCAAATTTGACAATTCTTTGATAATTGCAAGTGAGACAGTAGTAGGGTACATCTATTTTGAAAAGGTTGAAAAATCAGCTGATGTATATGCTTTCTCTTTCCATGTGAAAGTTAGTGAGATTGACAAGGCTACTCAGGCACCTGTCATGGAACAAAAGACAAAACGTGTCATAGATGTCAAGGATATTGTGACAAAGGATGAGCTTGAGAGCCTGCTACCTAAAAGCAATGCCCCTACCACATCCTATGATGACAGTGAGCTAAGGGCTGAGCTTGCAAGTAAGGCTAATCAGAGTGATGTGGCCAGTATTTTGGACGACATTAAGGCCTTAAAGACTAAGCCTGACAATGACACTATCTATA